GTGCGCCCAAGAATTTCGACGAGCTGCTGAATCTGGACAACAATGCGGTCGAGCTCTTCGCTGATGCGAGCAGGAGGGAAGCGAGTGTAGTTCGTCAGATCAAGCGTTTGGGTGTAGTCAACGTCCGAGCCAATGACGAGCACGGCGCCGTCAGCAAGCCCAGCTTCCGCGGTAAGCGTGATCGTGCCGCCTGGCGAAGCCTCTTGGTCCGCATTCAGCGTCACCGTGTAATCGGTGCCCTGTTGCAGGGTTGAAGACGAGCCGTTCTCTGTAGCCGCTGTCGCCACATAAACGTCGCCCTCCGTAAAAACGAAGAACCCGAAGCTGAAAGTTTTTTGGCCGGTGCCGTCTCCGATGTATGGCCCGGCAAGGCGCTTGATGTATCCGATCGCCATGAAAAAGCCCCCAAACTGTTGGAGGCATTTTCGGTTGAACGGATCGGCTCACGCGCACGTGGTGGATTATTCGTCCATCATTTGTTCAAAGCGATGTTGGCAATGACTGCAACGTCCACCATTTTCGGACAAGAACAATAGTTCATCTGGCTGTATTTGTTCTCCACATGCAGAACACTGCACATCACCGTGAGGCTCAATGTAATTATGGTAAACGTCCTGCTGGCTCTGAGACAGTTCAGACAAGCCCTTATCACCCGATGCCAGCAACTTGGCAATTCCACCTTCTGCCTTGGATTCATCCACAAGCCCCTCCGACAACGCATATTGGCAAACCATAGCCGCTGCGTGATCGAGTTCTGCTTGTTCCAACAATCGTTTCGTTACTCCCATACATCCTCCAAACAGCTGTGTTGGACCGTATCGATAAGACAACTATACGAAATTTGTGAAGTAGATCAAATTAGATTTTCCTCTACTCGGCATGCTGGTAGTCTTGTGCAATTGACGATTCAACCAAAGGTCCGACGCATCAACTCATCCGCCTCGGTTGAATTGGCCAGCTTCTCAATTCTTTCTAACGACCCCGGAGGAAAAGATTCGCAAATTCTTAGCAAAGTGTGCTCTTGTTCATCCCTTGTAAGCTCTGGCAAGTGTTCCAAAAAGCTCCGGTACCTGTTGAACATTCCTGCGTAGGACAGAAGAGCCGCGTCACTTCTATCTATGTCGTACTTGTCCTGCTGAATGCTTTCCTTTAAAGCCAGTCCAAACAGCATTTCTGCAGCCGCCATAACCGAGCGTTGCTTCGCCATAATGACCAAATGAACCCTGATGTGGCGGTCATATTCCAGCATCCGCAAACCTTGATCTCGCACGAAGCTCAGGTACCGCTCTTCGGCATAAACCCCATGGAACATGGGGAGGATCCCCTTCTCAAAAGCGGCTTCAATTTTCAGTCGTGCCCGGGCGTTGCTAATTACCACCCAGAGTACGCAAACGGCTGCCACTCCCAATAGCAACAAAATCCATTCAGTCATTTCGCGCATCTCCTTTGCGTTTGTAGGATTTTTAATTTTGTGACAGAATAGCATTGTCACGCGAGTAAAAAGCGTGATCGGGATTGGAACCCCGGACGACTCGACAGGCGCGCAGCCGCCTTACGTTTATCCGTTTGAGCGGTATTTTTGTGCGTGCAAGATCACCTTATGGGTGAGGCCTGCGGGCAGCTTCGTGCTGGCCGTGTCCTGTTGAGCGGTAGTTCCAACCCGCAGTGCCTCGCCCACCCTCATGGAACTGGGGTGCGGGGCTCCTAAACTTTCAACAGGAGCTTCATCATGCAAGCCAAACAAGCCACCCGCGTTACCCGACTGGATGCCATCGCCGGTTCTGATCCGCATTTCAACATCTCTTTCGCCTTCAAGAGAATTGCCGACGGCTCAATGGATCATTCTTGCGCGCAAGAGATAGCGCAGAACTTCCGCATTGCAGCCGAAAGCCTCGTCATCGTCCTCCAGGACGCCATGGAAAGCACCTACGAAGGTGCCAACAAAGTCGATCGATTCACCGTTCTTCAAACGGTCTCTGACCTCATGGAAGCGGCCAACACTCTCGACAAGCTCTGCATGGAGGCCTGATCATGTCAAACGAACTGTTCGCATTGGTCTCTCAATCCATCGGCGGAGAAACTCAGCAGACTGTCACCGGGCGCGAACTTCACGCTGCACTGGAAATCAAAAAGGATTATTCCGACTGGGCAAAGTACCAAATCGAAAGAGCTGGTTTCGTGGAAGATGTCGATTACGCCAAAACGCAAGATTTGAGCTCCCCCAGCAAGGGGAACGCAAAATCTAGGGCTCAAGTCCGAATCGAATATCACTTTGCACTTTCTGCCGCCAAAGAAATCGCCATGATGTCCGGCTCGCCGAAAGGCAAGGAAGTCCGCCTGTACTTCATCGAGTGCGAAAAGAGGCTCAAAGAGACGCGCCAACAAATGGCGCTCGCCATTCCTCAGACTCTTCCCGAAGCCTTGCGCCTGGCCGCGGACCTGGCAGAGAAGAACCAACAGCTCCTTGAGCAGGCCAAGATTGACACGCCCAAGGCCGAGTGGTGCGACCGGGTGACCGCGGCAAACGAGCACATGACGATCACCCAGGCCGCCAAGACGCTCAACTATCCGCCGCGCAAATTCAAAGACTACCTGCGCCAGATCGGATTCATCTATGCGAACTCCGACACCCCGATACAGGAACACATCAAAGCCGGCAGAGCCGTTCTGCGCTATGCGCACTACACGACCTCAGACGGCCATGCTGTCGAAAAGCCCTACACGCACATCACAAGCAAGGGGCTCAAATGGCTCTACGAAAGGATGGTCAAAGACGGGCTGATTGAACAGCAGCAAGACCTCTTTGACAAGACGGCATAAGCGACACGGTCCCCCGCACACGCGGGGGCTTTTCATCACCAGAAGCCGCACCAAGAGAGTGTAAATTAGGGTTAGCATGCAACCTAAGCTTGCTTAATTGCTGTAGAGTTGCGTTGTAAATCTTTGGTTTACTTTTTGTCAGCTAGGCCATCGCTCTAGTTGTCTGTTTTTAAACGTTTTTCTACATTGCTTTCGTTAAGAAAACTTAACGCTTCGTGTAAAGGAGAGCTTGATGTTCCGCGAAGGATATGACGGGTGGTAATCAAATGACAATCACCGAAATCGTTGCCATAATAGCCCTGGTTTTTCAGGGCTTTTTAGTTTGGCTAGCCTATTCGGCGATAAAAAGAAACGAGCTGACTGCCAAGAAGCGCGCCATCGTTGATCACATCATTAAGCAGCGTGAAGATAAAGTTTTGGCAGAGGTTTTTCAGGAGTTGTACAGGCTCCGAGACGAAAAGCAAAAAGTGTCGGAGTACATCAAAGACCCAGAGAACTTTCGCAGAGTCCTCTACGCTCTGGACACCATGGAATTCACCGCTGTTGGCATCCGTTTGGGCGCGTTTGATGAAGACGTGTACAAGGAGTTACAGTGTACAAAAGTCATCAAGACTTGGGAATCTGTCAGCGGTTTTGTAATGGAGCTTCGCAACGAAAAGCAGAGACAAACCCTCTACCAAGACCTAGAACTACTGGCTAACAGGTGGAGCGCAAACCCAATCAAAGAATTAAAAAAATCGACCTATCGTGATCGTTAACGCAAACCCCGCTCTCGCGGGGTTTCCCATGTCTACCGGCTCTCCGGCATGTTCGCCATTCTTGGCGCACGACGCGGCAATCCTTCTCTGGGGTTCCACCAATACCCTTGACCTTGCGTGCGTCTGGCTCGATCCTGTTGCCGCTTGAAGTAGCCGGGGCTCAGGAATTCGTTGAGGTCGTTGAGCACGGCATGATCCAACACCGTCTTGACGTACCAAACATTGACGAAGGGCATATTTCCGCGAACGAGCCGCAAGGCTTTCGCTTCCGTGCTTGTCTCTTCGTTGTAGAGGCCAACAGCCACGTCCCATGTGTCAAAAGCCGTGCCTGCAATCGGTCCCAGGAAGTTAAGGACATTGGGGCTGCCATACTGACTCTCGGCAAAAACGCCGTTATAGAGCATGTCGCCAAAGACGCCCAGCCCGCCGCCTTTCATAACCGCATTGCCCCAGAACTTTTCGTCCCACATATCTTTCACGTCACGCCCGGCAAGCAGATCGGCTGCCGCCAAAGACAACGCGCCGAGCATTGTCGTTGTGGTAAAAATTGCCGCGAAGTAAGCCACTGCCCCGGCTGTGTATCCATTCTTTCCAAGCATCTCGATTCGGCGAAAATGTCGCGTCATCATGTCGAACGGGAAGCTTTTGAAGAGCATGAAGCTTCGCCAGAACTCGCCGCTGCCTGTCCCTTTTTGCGCGCCTCGGCTCTGAGCCGTTCGCGTTGCAAGGGTCGGATCAAGAGAGGCGTAATGCGCTTCTGAATTGATGTGCGAAATGAGGCGAGTCTCAGCGCGCAAAGCGTCTCTTCTGGTTAGGCCGGCGGCAGAAAGCTGTTTGTCGGTGATGCTCGCAATGGACTGGCGCGTGATCATCTTGACACCTTTGTACTCTTCGAGGTTGGCCAACTGGAAGACTTTCCAGTCGGTCTCGGTCACGCCGTTGTTCCGAAGCAGCATCTGGTCGTAGTTGTCGAGCTGCGCCCAGGTCTTGCTCTTGGCAAGCTTTCCTGTGGCCGCCATCATGTTCAAAGCAAAGACACCTCGAATTCCGTTGGTCCACCCCTCGAGGAGACTCAGGCGCATGGTCAGATTGGCAACCGAAGATGTCCATCCAGAGCCGACGCTTTCGTCACCCCAACGGCAAAGCGCAGCACCTGCGGCATCGGCCAACATGCCGGCTCGAGCGGCAAACTCTCGGTCTTCTCTGCTGAAAGCTCGGATCACGCTGAAAGGCGCGTTGAAAACACCCATCCGCAAATTGACCGCCATCGCCGTGAAATAGGTACCAATATCCGAGAAAGAGGAAATAAAGGCACCGCCAAGCTTGCCGGCAACCTGCAGATTGCGCGCACCCTGGAAGAAGTCAGCAACAATGCCTGTGCCGGCGGGAATGTCGCTGTTGCCGTTAAGAACATTCCACATCTGACGCATGGTTACGCCGAGAGCACCATGTGCATCGCCATACTTCCAAAATGCTGCTTTCTCGCCTTCATGCGCAATAGCGTTCTTTAAATCTGCATCAGCCGTTCTGACCAGAACATTGACGGTCGAATTCGGATTCGGGCCGAAGGATTCGAGCAAAGCAATGTCTCTGGCCATCGAGTTGACGTGCGACACAATCGTATTCATCACGTTGGCTCGGCCGAACTTGAGCTCGTAGGCCATGTAAGACTCGGCATCCTTGAAGTGCAATGCCCTGTGCCGCGAACCACGGTTTGCTCTGTTGCCGTTTCTGCCGGCTACTCGAGAACCGTATTCCTGAGTGTTCCCGTCCGTGATCAGCGTATCGAACACATCCGAAAGCATTTGGTGGAATTGCTGATCGTTGAGAAGCCTCCCGGTCTGGGCGTCAAAATAGCGATTCCGATCCAAAAGCGGGCTGATGAATCGAATCCACGCCTGTCGGTTTTCCTCAACGCTGGGGGCTCTCTGTCGCGTCACTACTCGCCCCAAACGCTTAGCTCCGCGTCGCAAAGGCTTTGGCGTTTCGATCATGTCCTTAGCCCGAAGCAACTTATAGACGTCGTGAGACTGCGGCATGGCGTAACTTTCGAGTTTGCCAATATCGCCGCCGGCTCGGTTGTACCTTTGCCGCAGGTCCTCAAAGACCTCTGCGATTTCCTTGGCCGCCTGTTTGATTACCGGGTCTCCGGAATCTTCGCCGTGCAGCTCTTTGACGAGCTTGTAAGCCGATTTGGCATCCTCAACCAAACCAGCGTATTTCGTGTCGATTCTCTTCAAAGCTTGAGAAATTCTTCCGGCGTAACCGGAACGCACGGCCTTCACCGAGCTGAATCCTTGCTCCAAGATTCGAGCAACCGAACGGGCGCCAAAGTACCCGTCCTGTGCATTGTCCGCGTACAGCGTGAGGTTTCTGTTCACCTCGCGCACCTGCATAACGGCGCGCCTTTTCATGGAGTCAGCCGTGATGCGCATATCGTCGGCAAGAAGCTTAGCGGCCTGCCGAACTTTTTCACGCTTTGGCATTTCGTCGTAGGCCTTTGAGTCTCTCGTCCGAAGATCAAACATCTTCGCCCGCAACCCGGGAATCAAGTTCTCTGACTCGGCCGGCGTGATGTCACGCCCGAGCAAATTGCTGATGATTTCCTCGCATTCAACCTTCAGTCTTGGCATTTTCAAATCCCATTGTTTCGATAGACGCACTCCGAGGCATCAGGAAGCACATCCGCAAATCTGTTGATCTCATCGGCTGCCGCCGTCTCTGAACGGATATATTCGCGGCCGGTGACGGGCGTTCCATCCTCACGGTACTCAATGACGGCATCAAGCTCTTTCGTCAACAATTCTTCATCTGGAACTCCCGTTGCTTCCTTTGTCAGGCCCTGCTCTTGGAGTCGATCTGGGGCTGTCGCTTCGACTTCGTTGGGCGGTTGTTCTTCCATGCCCAGAACCCTGCGGACGGCGTTCGCAACTCGGTCCCACACCGAACCACTTTCTGGTATATTGGAATCAGGAACCGTTCCGGGATTCGCGGTTACGGTGTCCTCGGTAATGCCACGACTCTGCGTAGTGACCACTTCTGCCTGATTGGCGGAACCAGCCGGTCGAGAGTCAAGACGATTTGAAAGACGCGCAGCAGTATCTTCAGCGGGGGGCTTCAACTCATCTGGAGGATTCGTGGCAGTTACTCTTTTTGTCGAGTACGGATATTCCTTGTGCTTTTTCGCAGGGTCTTGAATGTAAATAGAAAGCAGTGTTTCCTCATCTGCGGAAAATTCTTCTAGCTTTCTGCTAACAATGACCAGTTCTCGACCGTCTTCACCGATCACTCTCCACGTTCTTCTGCCGCTTAGTTCAACAACCGCGGGGTTGTATTCGCGCAAAATCTTCGGCACATTGCGAAGATCGTCATCGGTTACTTTGAACTCTGGCTTTTCCTCTTTAATGTGCTTGACTGCAATCTTCACCAACCCGAAATCAGTACCTAACTCTGCCGTCTCGTTGTAACCCCGAATGCGGCCCTTCTTTCTCGCCTTGATTTTCCCCCGACGCACCGTGATCTGAGGATCGTCGCCAAGCGTCATGAAGAGCTCCAGCGGGTCGCCTTCGTACTGCCGCATCACCTGATGCATAGAATCAACGAGACGCTTCTGTTCAGCTTCAACACGTCCTGCATCCGCAATGGGTTCAGCAATATCAACCTTTTCGCCACGGTCGAGCGATTCGCGCACGCTCTGCTCCAGTCGTTCTGACTTGGATGTCAACCGCGCACTTTCCTTTGGAGCAATCTGGTCTTCATAAACGCGCTTTGAAAAGTAACGCGTGCGTGCAGCGTCAACCACGGCATGAGTCAAATCAACCGGCTTTTTTCCTGCCTTTTCGATCTGTTCCTCGATCTTCTCGAGAACCTTCGACTGGCGCTTAGGGGCTGATCTCACGGCCATTGCGCCGAAGGCGGCGCCCGTAATGATGTTTACGGCGTTCCCAACAGGGTCAGTAGGGTCGAATCGTTGAGCCTGCTCGCCATAGTCAGCGTTGTCTAGGATGAACTGAATAACGTTGTTCTCCGTCAGAAACATCGCCTCATTAGCCCCTGCACCGGCAACAGCAGACTGAAGTCTCGTCTTGCCTAGTGCCATCGGAATTTTTAGGGCCACGGCAGAACTGACAGCCGAGATTGCAGCCGCCTCCAGAGCCGTTTCCTTGTCAACACCCTCGTCTCTCAGGGACTGGTAAGTTTGAGTTCCGCTGTTCACACCGTAAACGATTGGAGCCGCGGAACCAAAAGGCGCAGCCATCAATGCCTTGGTCAGCTCTGTGCCAATGCCGAAAATCAACTGCGCGGCTTCTCCGGAGGCCGCTTCGTCCGGAGTGAATTCCTTCCTGGCTCTTTCGCGCAGGGTCTTGGCAACCGGATCAAAGCTTTCAGACTGCCGCTTGGCAAAGGCATCCACATCTGTGATGTCGATCCCCAACTCCTGCGCCTGTATCGCGGCGTCCCTGATTTGAGCCTCGATGTTTTCCTCACCAACGATGCCATCAAACAGTCCCAAACCTGCAGAAGCCGTCGTGAGTGTCGCGTTCGGAACGATGTCGGTCAGAGCCTCACCTGTGCCGTCAAAGAACCCGGTCTCACCAAAAGAGCGAGCCTCTTCGGTCACAATGGGAAACTGCTCGGCATCAAAGGTTTCGTCCGGCCGTTGCTTCTTGATCAGTTCAAAATTCATCGCTCCAACACATCCAAAACAAAATACGATCCATCAACGTTTCTGGCGTACCCGCTTTGATCCCGAGACTTCACAAGGTATCGCCCGTTACCCACGGTCTGCAGTTGTCGGTTTTTGATAAGTCGTGCAAACGTCTCCATGTCCTGGCGGTAACCCTCAAACACGACGTAGCCTTTTTCCTTGCCGATGCGTTTGACAGAAGCGTCCATCAAATCATTGAAGTCCCTCGTAAACCACCAGAAAGCATCACCTGAATAGGCTTGGTTATTGGTTTTGCGCCGAGGCAAGAGAATCTTTTTGCCGTTGTAGTCGGCCACATTTCCGAACACCGCGGTAAACGTTTCGTCACGCGTAGCACCGTCCTGTTGGTCAAAGGCAAACACCCCCGTAAAGGCATCTCGAGCCAAATCAGCATTAGCAGACTCGTCGAACACGCCGACGCTTTGAGCGTCCGTCCCGATCTTTTCGTTAAACCAAGCGATGTCGCCGCCATAATTCTCGCTGACCTGAGCATTCCCTTCGGAAAGCATTTGCTTGCCCACGAGGTATTTCTTGCCCATGTCCGGAACCGTATCGGCCATCAGCATCAGAGCTGCGCCCAATCGTTTCCCGGCCTTGTTGTCGGCAAGTTGGCTGACCAATGTTCCGATACCGAAATCGTTGGATGCGGTACCAACCTCATCCGAGGCCGGCACCTTCAAAGCCGCATAAAGGTTCCCGATAAATTGGACTTGTCCGCTCGCATCTAAAGACTCAAAGTGGTCTGTCAAATCACCAAGTTCTTTCTTTGACAACAGGACCGCTTCGGTTTCCCATCGCTGAGAGACGTTCTGTGCCAGAGGAACTCGCTCCAGTAACGATCGGAAGGAGCTTTCTTGGTCCCAGTTTTTGATAGGAGGCAATGCGCCATCATTCGAGTCCATCACGAACTGGATTGGGTCGTCGTCACGCTCTTTGATAATGGCCTGGCCAGCCTTATTCATGGCTTCCCAAGCCTTCATCTTGTCGGCAAAGTTCTCGTCCCCAGCCTTTGGTTTGAATGCCTTGAGCTCTTTGGCAATTTCATCTGCTGGCAGATTCCGAGCATTGAACTTGAACTGCGCCTCTTCGTAGTCGAGTTCATACTGTTTGAACTGCTTGAGACCCTTCTTCGGTCCATACGCTTCGGTAAATTGATCGAGCGCCATCTTCTCGGGATTGTTGCCAAGAAGGGCTCCTGCGAGGTTGTTTTTAATCTGCGTATTGAACTCGTCACCGCGCATCTGGATCATCTGACTGCGCAGTTGGCGAGCACGCAGGACGACCGAAAGACGCTGATCGTTCTTGAGCGAATCGATGAAGGCGTCGCCAGTGGCCGCCCCCGGATCATCCATCCATGCGAGGTTTTTGATGTTGCCATCCTCGTCGAACGAGATCGGACGCTGTGCAAGGCTCAAGGCCAGAGTGTCGCGGCTCTTGCTGAAAAGACCCGATTCGATCCTGGCCGCAATATCGGCACTTACCTTCGGGCGCTGAGACTTGAAGACCTGGAGCGCCAAGACAGGGTTGTCCGATCCCCACGCTTCAAAGCGTCGAGCTGTGAAGAGGTCGTAAGACTGTTCCTTGAGGCGCTTAACCTGCTCGGCCGGCAAGCCCATCATCGCGGCCTGGTAGTCGATTTCCTGAGTAATCGAGCCCCACGTTTTTTGCAGGTAGCCCGTTTCGGCATAGTGATTGTCAGCGTCCGACATCAAAGACTGCACGCGCGCCTCGGAGCTTTGCAGGTGATACGCCCGGGTCTGCTGACCATTCCAACGTCGAGCCTGCTCGACGGCAGTGCTCAAGCGATCCTGGATTCGGCTGCCAATTACTTCGCGCACCTGCGGCTGCAGGCTGCCGACGATCTTATCCACGTCCGCAGTCATGCCTTCGACCGTGGGCTGGAACGCATCCCTTGCGTTCTTACCCTGCTGCGTCATGTAGCCGTTTTCGCCGCTCATGCGGGCGTTAATCGCATCGATAACCTGACGCTCGGCGTCATCCGACTCAGCCTTGACCGTGCGCTGGTGCTCAATGCGAAGCGCTTCGGTAAGCGAGTTCGACCACTCTTCGACTGGCTTCATCGCCTGCTGCATCATGCGGCCATATGCATCGGCGTTCACAGCCGGCGCACGAGCCGGTACGAAACCCGATCCGCCGTTATCGCGCACCTGCGGCACGCCGCCTTGGAAAGTAGGAACAATAGGCATCCTTCACCTCTAGCCAAAAGACAACATGCCGTTGCGAACGCCCCAAGTCGGGCGCGGCGTCATCGCATACGCATCCGACCCGATACCGGTCGCCTGCGGAAGATTGGTGCCGGAGTCGAAAAGCCCCATCGCGTCATAGAGCATGTAACGGTTGGCGATTTGAGACGCTCCCTGCAGAAGCGTCGTACCAAAATTCAATCCGGCAGACTGCTGTCCGGCCTCGAGCTGCAGAGCCTGGCCTTCGTAACCTGCGGCCTGCATACGCATGCCCCAGTAGTCGCGCTGCGCGTTCTCTTTGATCTGGTTGGAGTCGATCTCTTTGATGATGTCGGTCGAGGCCAAAACCTCAACCGCGCTGCCTTCATTAGTCGCCAGGCCGTTCGCAGCAATGGCGGCCTTCTGACTGCCCTTGACCTGGCCGGCCTGCATTGTGAGACGGACCTGATCTTTTTCAGCCGAGCGAAGTCGTTGCTGTGCATTGAACTCCATCATCTGCGCATTCAAGCGCGCGATGTTGGCCTGCGACTGCAAAATCGCATTCGATTTGTTTGTGATTCCGATAGAGCCAAAGGCATTGATAATGGTCGCCACGCCCATACCGGCGAGGCTCCCATATCCGAATGTCTGACCTGAATTCCAAGGCATAAAACCTCCCATTTTGGGAGGTATTGTGGGTGCGCGCGGGCGGCTCACGCGCACTTCCCTTTTAGACGAGCTCGGCCTTTGTCGTCATGCCGATGATCTTGGCCGGCAGCGGGTTGTCCTGGCGGATGCAGCACTGTCCAGTCGCCTGCCACTTTGCATTCACTCGGACTTCGATTTCAGTCGTGAGCGGTTCGGGCGGCGATCCTGCAGACTCCATGCCGCGAGGCGGATACTCTGTCAGGGAATCAAAGGTCGGACCAGCCTTCAAACCCGAAGAGTTCACCACACGGAAAACCATCGAAATCACGTTCTTTTTGTGGCTCGTACCGAACGACCCATCCTGCAGAGCCATCGCCAGCGGCAGCGTCTGAGCATCGCACGTGTATGGCAGTCCCACGTGTACGACGCTTGCGGGCTCATCTAGCACGATCTTTCCGTTCGTCACAACTTGCGAAGGCTCCACAGAACCGTCCGCCAAGATCGAAACCTCCATGCCCTCGAGCCACGTGAGCCCCGAGATCTCCGTCTTGGATTCGCCGCGATAAGTACCTGAGCAGTCCAAATAGACACAATCCTCCAGCTTTGTGTACTGGCGCTCGTGCATACGCTCGACAAAGACCTTGTCCTTGCCATTGATGTTGCGGCGGATCACCGCATACAGAATGTCCTCGTCTCCCTCAGCCACGACCGTACAACTCAAGAATTCACCCTGAGTTTCGACCGTGCTGAAAGCGCCCACCTGCTGTTCCGGAACGTATGTCAGCGCGATAAGTCTGCCGTCTGATGACACCGCCCAAACCATCGGGTATGGAGCCTTGCCATAGGACAAGTCTTTGATCGTGAGGTTGTCGAAAAGATGCGGAGCGCGCAAGCAGAGGTCGGCCGTCACATAGCCGCCTGCCTCATACGAGTAGCCGCATTCACGCAGATGCCCACCGCGGGACGCCGCATAGATCAGGGTCGAGCCGACGATAACGGGTTGCACCGGAGACGAGCCGAAGTAGCTCTGCGTGTTCACAGACAAAGACTTTTGCGTGATCACGTCCGAGTTCTTCGTTGTGGCCAGCCATTCGGCCGAGGCCGTCAAAAAGATCATGCGCGCCAGCGGAATGATGTGCTCGATACGGTCGGCGTTGCGAGCCACCACAGACGCGCTGATGCGGTCGTCATCCTGACTCGGGAGCGAATAGCCCATGTTGGACTCGGTGCCGGACTTCGTCGCCCAAAGGTAGTTCGGGCGGTTGTATGTCCCGCCGAACCATCTACGGCCTTCAAAGTACGATACGGCCCCAGGATAATCGCCCGTCGTGCCGACGGTTGCCGTGGCCGTGGCGCCTGATCCTCCACTGCCCCCTGCTTCGATGACAACGGTCGGATCCGTGTATCCGGATCCAGGCCGCACCACCTGAATGTCTGTTACTTGACCCGCAGAGTTGATATTGACCGTCAGCTCGCACCCGGTGCCGGTTGGATCGACAACGTAGGCCGTTGGCCGAGAAGGCAGCACCGTAGCATCAACCGTGAATTCGTCACCATATCCTCGAGTCGAAAAAAGCGAATGCTTGACCTGAGTTCCGGAAACAGGATACCCGTCTCCACCTTCTTCGACATAGAGATCATCAAGATAACTGACAGTCGCATTACCCGGTTTTGCTGAGTGCATCTTCGCCTTTACCACGGCACCTGCCCCAGAACTTGCCAAAACTTGGCAGACTCTTCCGTCATCTTTCCACATCACCGCGAAGGGCATTGTGTCTGTCCAGGTGTTGTCATGCGCAGCCCCCGCATTGCTATCGGCGTAGCGTTGGCGATGGGCCCCAGTCTTTGCCACGGCGATGATCCTACCCGTCTGACCGTACCCAGAACCGCCATTCGTAACCGTCACGCTTTCGATACCCTTGGCCATGTGGAAAGGGTCGTCGTAAAGGGGTGGAGTAATCGAGGCGTCAGGCGAAATGTTTTCGTCCCTAATTGTTGTGGCTTCTGTCTGACCGATATACGCCCACACACCCCCTACATTGCGATAGATACGATAGAGCCCAGCACCTTCAACCGGGTCCCACGTGACGGTGTTGTATGCCCCATCACCGTAGGGGTTGCATTTAACCGAAAAAGACTCGGAGCGTTCGGACTCCTGCGAGCCGTCCGCCTTGAGAGCCGTCACCGCGTACTCCCTCGTGTAGTCCTCCTTGTTGGTAACAGAACTGTTAATCGTCTGAACCGCATTGACGTTTGTCGGTGCGGCAAGCTCGGACGAAAACGAGATCACACTCAAGCGCCAGTCCGTGGCCCCGTAGCGCCGGAGTTCGCGCGGAGCGTGGCTTGGATGTACCATCGTCACAATGTCCGCCGACTGGACGTAGTGGATTCCCTCAATGTCGTCATAAAGGTAGGGCGTCTCGACTTCGTAGGGATCTCCATCATCGTCGAGCAGCGTTTGACCTTGCGTGTGAAAGCGGATGTACTTTTCGCCCAACTCCAAAACCATTGTCTGATCGGCCGAGAAAGCGAAAGGAATTAGGCGCGGTGGCTTACTCGGATCCTTCACCTCAAGCACACGCTGAAAGCCCGGACGCGATACGATCGGGCCTTGAGGCTCGACCAGAAAGTTTCGGCACTTGGCCAAGCCGGACTGATACTTGGAGTCAGTCACGCGCGAGAACATCGAGTCGGCAATTTCGCCCCCGTTAAAGGACTGCTGATAAAGACGAACCTGCGCCATGATTACACCCATCGGCTGGAGATTTTGGTCGGGACAAACAGCGTCTTTTGGCGAGTCGCCTGCGCATCTATCGTCTTTGCCAGCGACAAGGACTGCTGATACTGCTTCATGAGATTTGTGGCCTCGGTTGAGGCGGAACTCTGACGCTTAATCGGGCCGACGAGATAGGACGCCAGGAGCACCACGAGCGGCTCCGTGAAGTACGCGGGATAGAGCGCGACCGAGTCGATGAACGCCGTGTAGTGCGCCACAGCTTTCTCTACGTTTGTGATGATCTGTCGATTGCTGTTGGAAGGGTTGTACTCAACGCGCCATCGATCTCGCGGGACAGGATCATCCTCAAAAGGACGGGCATCATCCGGATCGATCGAGAATTGATAGTCCTCTGCCGTTGCGCTCTTCTGCTCGTACAAATCGATGATGCGCACGGCGTCTGAGGGATAGGCATAAGCCTTGTCAGATCCATACAGCGTCGCATCCACGCCTGACAGCTCCGAGAGCCTGGCACGCTTCTGCGCAAAGCTCCAATCCGCTTCTTCAAAAAGCCGACGCTTGGCCATCGGCAGCCAGCGACCGCAAAGCCCTGCGTTTTCTGAGCCGTCACTTGGATCAATCGAAACGACGTTCGCCTCTTCGCCAAGGAGCGAGAGAGCCAGATTGCAAATATCTACTTCTGTTGCCATATCAAAAAAGGGGATGTTTCCACCCCCTTTCCATGATGAACGACTCTAGCCGGAGGCCTTAGTCAGTAGTCGGAACAATGTCGATGCCGACCTTCTTGTACTGGTTCGGCAAGCCGAACGAGTTCGTCAAGTAGGCGTCGATCGTGCCGGTAATCGTGCCCTTGACGGTCGAAGACAAGCGCACGTGCTGGCGATGCTTAACCGGCAGCGGAATCACGATGTCTTCCTTGACGTCAGAGCCAGCCATTGCGGGCAGAGCCAGAATCGACGTGAAGGCCGATCCATCGGCAGAGTCATCAATCGAGAACGTCACGCCGTTTGTGGCCGCAACTTCGCCGGTCCCTGCCTTTGTCGGATGAATCACGAGATAGATCGGATCAGCCCAAGCGCCGGAGTTCGGATGTTCCTGACCGAAGTCGTAGGCGTCCGACGTGATGGCGGTGGCGATGCTCTTCGCAGCGCAGAGCTGCATTTCAAGATCAAAACAGGCCATTTGGATCACCTCCTTTAAGAGAACGTAAGGGCATTGCCAGTGTTGCCGATCACGTCGGAACCAAGCTTGTGGATCGGAGTGTCGCCGTAGGAAAGAACCTTACGGCCTGCGATTTCGGCCCACGTCAGGAAAGCGTTGTCCTTGTTCTGCATCTGGCGGCGGAGAACCGAGCGGATCGTGTCGTTCATGTAGAACGCGATACGGCCGGAAGCGTCGTCAGGCAGCATTTCCAGAGCCTGCGTCATCAGGTCGATCAGATCAGGCGCTCCGGAAGTCGTGTTCTTCTTGGAGAGCCTGGACGTATCCACATTGCAGATGCGCACGACCGCTTCAGGGTCATACGCTGCCACGCCGATGTCCCAACCGAATTCAGTCACAAGCGCACGGAATGCCTTGTGGTTCTTGTCGTTGATGTACTGTTCACCCATGTTGTCTACCGTGAGACCGGGGCCTTCGCCGCCCTGCGGGTAGAACATGTACATGCCATCAGGCTTCCAGTTGATCAGCCAGATGTCAGTCAGCTTGCCTGCCGTCGTACCGCCCGCATTGATGCAGCGGGCGCCAAAGGCTTCGGAAGTCGGCACGACAATCTGAGACAAACCAAGGCAATCTCGGGCATCAACCGAAGGATCACCGTAGAAGACGCGGCGCACCGCCTGGCGAGCCAAGCCCTTCATGAAGCCTTCATCCTTGCGCAGACGCCATGCTTCGCGTTCACCCGGCTTGCGGGTGTTATACAAAGACACGTCAACCACGGAGCGCGTGCGAACCATGCTTGCCGTGTAGCGAGCCGCCGCACCCAGAACCTCTTCAGCAACCCAGCCTTCGTTGTAGGCGCGAAGCTGACCTTCCGGGTACTTCGTGATGATCTGGCCCTTGTCCGTGTCACCGTTGTTGGCGGGGAGAATCACGCCCTGATCAAAGAAAGGCATGTAGTCACGGATCGTGTGAATGAGAACCTTACGGCTCACATCCTTGTCCGTCACCATGCTTTCGTAGTCGGCCAAAGTGAGAGCCTGGCCGTCAGCAATCAAACCACTCATTTGTTAACCTCGTTTAGCGGATTTGTAGAAATCGCCCGGAGAAACCTTTCCGTCGCCGGCTTCAGAACCGCGCGGGAAAGAGCCTTCGCCGATAGCGCGTCCTGCTCGAGCTAGGAGCTTCAACAAGCCCGGATGATTACCAATGGGCGTGCTCATGAACTCGGCTATGTCGGGATCAACCGACCCGTCCTCGTTCTTCGCAAAGCGGTCGCGCACACGCGCAATGTCCGCCATCGAGCGATTCCAATCAGCCGACAATTCCTTGTCCGCCTGACTGCGCTCAGCCCACTGTTTCGACACCTCGGCAATCTGAGCCATCTGGCGCTGCGCCAGGACGGGAGCGACCTTGTCCAAAAGGTGCTGCGCCTGCGTCTGCGACAGATTTGTCTCCTTGGCCACTTCCTTGAAAGCGTCCATCACCTGACCGTCGTACTTCAGACCTTCAGGAGCCTTGAAGTCCTCATAAGACTCGGGAGCGCCTTCCTGCTGCTCCTTCTTCTCGTCGGCTGGTTTCTGATCACCTTCAGGCTTGGAGCCTTCGCCATCGCCTTCCTTCGCTTCGCCAGTCGCGCCCGTCAGCAAATTGCCTTCGGGTTGCGTCGTGGTAGCAGAAGAAGTCGAGCCTTCAGCTCCGGCGGATGCAGCCTGCTCGTTTCCGCCTTCCATGCCGGTGGCCTGATTTGCGCTTTCGGTCGCGCCGGCATCAATGTTTTCGTCTGTCATGCTGTTCTCTCAACATCAAAAGGTAGAGATCAGGATCAAGAGAGCCCTGCAGATCGAGCCCGACACTGCGGCGGCCCTCGGCAAAAGCCATCGACAGCGCATTGGTGTTGAAACTCGAAACTTGGAGCTGGCAAAGGTCAAGGATCGAGAAGATCATTTCCCGACCATCCTTCGTGCTCATCGCGGCCTTGACTTGGTCGCGGAAACGGGCCATGCGTTGCTCACGCTGAAACTCAATTTCCTCGCGCGTTTCGGCCAAAGCCTGCAGATCAAAAGGGTCTCTTTTCTTCATGCGTTGCATGATCACACGGGCAAATCGGCTCACGCGCACACAAAAAAAGGCGGAGCCTCTCGCCGGAGCCCCGCCAAAAGCCGTCCATTGACGGTCCTCGGGAGTATTCGTTATGCCTGCCCCGCCAAAGCGCCAAGAGCGTTAACTGCTTGCCCGGCCATTGTCGAATCGCCAGTCGGCACACGGCCAAGCTTGCTCAAAGCATCAGCGCCCTGCTGCATCTGCTCGGCCTGCGCTTGCTGTTGCTGCGCCTGCTGTTGAGCCTGGAGCTGAGCCTGAGCCTCGTCGTCCGGTACCACGACAGATGGCGCCACGCTGTAGTAGTCGGCATATTCGTTGACAGCATTGAAGGCGTTGATCTTCAGCAATGCCTCGGGCTTGAACTGGGCGATTTGTCCGATCATGCCGAGGAAGCTAGTCAGACCGTTGGCGCGGATTGCGCGCTGGCTGCGAGCCAACATGCTCGTGTACTCGATATTGAGCTGTTGCCCGACGAGCTCCGGCGGAGGCGGAGGAATCTGTCCTGCTCTGGCCAAGATGTTGTACGCACGCTCGATCAAAGGCCGCAGCACCTCGTGATTCAGACGCGAGAGCACGGGGCCGAGCATCATGAGCTTTTCCTCGTGGCGCTCTGCAACTTCGGTCGCCGTCATGTTCTTGGTTGAACCCGAAAGCATCAAGAACAGATCAACGTTGAAAGCCTGATTGATGCGCTGCATCACCTCCTGCATATCGGCCGTCAGGTGCTGAAGATTCAGCGCAACATTGAAAGCCGACTGCACCTGATGCGAAGAGTTCGGCATATCGACGTAGCTGATTCCTCCGGGCAAGAAATCGATCTCCTTGTCCTTTGCCGTAGTCGGAAGAATCTTCGGCGGATCGACTTGGAAGTCAATCGCGTTGCCCTTCTGCAGCTCTTGGTGTTGCAGCTGTTTGACGTCGCCGAGCGCCACCATGCCCGGCGCTTCTTCAGAGTAGATGTCCGAACCGGAGGCACCCCAACGGCCTACCACTGCGGGAAACTCGTTGTAGCCGCTTTCCTCTAGGATGCCGTAGCCTTCGTCGTCGCCGTCCAGGAGCATCACGACGCTGCGCCACGGCATATTTCGACCGTCGATCTTGGACGGATCACGCTCAAAGCGGGGCTCGATTGCGTGGATCACGCGGAAGCGCTTATCGACAGCCTTTTGATCGTCGTAGCACATGAGGACATTGCGACCCACAGCCTTGCGGCCGTACTTCGCAACGAGCTGCCCTGCGGTCATCGAGAATCTGCGATAGAGAGTATCTGGCTCGCCTTTGTAGTTCACGCCAATGGCGTACTCGCCTGCCACAAGAGGCACGCAGTAAAAGCCGTTAGTCGGGTCTTCGAGCACGACAATGGCCATCACGCCCATCGTTCCGACCTCGCGCCAACCGTGGTGCAAAGCCTGATAGGTGTTCGTTCGAGTGAAGGCCATTTCGAGGATGCGCTGCACCATATCCAGCCACTGCTTGACGGCGTGCGAGCTGTCGAGGTTCGGGTCGCCAGTCGTGAGAGCAAACCACTGCGAAGCAGGGTCGGTCATGCCTGACATGAGCCCTGCGGCCAAGATGTTCGCGGCCCTGGTCGCGGTGTTGTTGTAGATGCGATTCCAACGAGAGCGCGACAGGTTCTGCGGAGAGTCGGCCGCCAAGAAGCGCCCCGACGCCGGCGTGATGAAGCGGCTGATCTCGTACCACTGATCGATGTACGGCGCCCGCTCGGTCTTGAGCTGCGTCCAGCGCCGCAGGATCGAGTCGTGAAGCTCCTTGCGGTCCATGACTTACCCCAGAGTAGAACCACCACCAAGATTCAGACGATCACCGGACACACCACCGGCACCGGTCAGAAGCGTGCCGCCACCACCGCCTTGAGAGTTCTGCTGCAAGATGCCACTGATGTCAGCAGAATTGCCGCCGTTCTGGCGACGCTGTTGCTGACGCTGCTGTTCAGCTACGGCTTGCTGTTGCTGTTCGGCCTTGCGAGCCGCGTCACGCTGTGCGCTGGCTTGCTTGTTCGCGCTGTACATGCCCGTCAAGGCACTGGCACCGGCCACGATTGCGCCGGCGATGATTGCACCACTCATACTTTCCCCCTGATTCCACCTTCGGAATTAGTTGTCAAAAGATCCCATTCGTCTGTGAACTCTTTCTCGGCGTCCGCCACGGTCTTTGCACTTGAGGCAAAGATCATCGTGATGTACGTATCCTCAAGCGCCGCAAAGCACTGGCGGCGTCCGGCTTCCGCACGCAGCACCGCATAGCCGTCGATTGCCTTGATTGCGGGGCCTGCCGTCACCTGGCAGCGCCCCGAGACAATGACAACCGTCGGCACCTTGATAAGCGCCCCGACAATGGCCGCGCCCTTCGGCACGAAGCACGTCCGGATGTATGTCCCTGCGTGCAGGAAATGCTCAACTGGCACCTCGACGGGCTTTTGCCGAAGCAGATACGACGTCACGCTGCAGAGCGCCTGCAGGTCTGACGGAGACGACGGCGGCAAGGGCGCTGATAGGCACAGGTCGCTCATAGCTTCTTCCAAAACAAAGAGTTCATAGGAGTGAAGAGCCTGCCGTAGAGCTGTGCGAGGCGGCTTCCGGAACGAGCGCCGTAGTAAACGCCCACAGCCCCCATTTCGCGGGCCATTGACTGAGCCTTGCGGATCAGCCTCAGCCCGGCACCACCGGCACGATGCGAACGATCCAGCCACAGCGATTCGACCGAGGCCACGCGCTTGCCGAAATGCGGATAGAGCGTCGTCACCACGACCACGATTCCCACGATGCGCTCACCTTCGTATGCGGCGGCACACCGAACAGCATCGGCCTGTTCCATTCGTTCGTAGAACTCGAGCGCAGGAACGGCCTCCCCCAAGTCAGGGTTGCCGCTCTCTTCGCAGTAGTCACGCACGATCTGGTCGAACTCGGGGCTCGAGTAGATCACGCGGGCAGGTACATCTTTCACTTCCATGCCCGTGAGTTTGGCCCCTGCATTTCGGCTCACGCGCACGCACTAGGCGGCATAAGGGTCACGCGGTCTGCGAGCGGATCCTTGGCGTTGTGTGCGGTGAGGCGACGGCAGATCGTCGAGGTATTCGTTCACTTGCACCGCAAAGGTCAGAGCCAGCGCGTCGGCACTGTCTGGCGAAGGAAGGCCGCGCGCTTTCATGTCTTCCTTCTTTTCGAGCTTGAGCTGATTCTTTGGTGTGTACCCATATTCGACACCCGTCAAGTCCGAGACAAGCTCCTCGTCGTCTTCGATACAGCCGCCCGCTTTGAGCCATTCGCGCATCTTTCCCCACATTTCGTCACGAAGATAGGCATATCGCTTGTCATTCGTGGGGCTGCTACCGAAGTTAATCGCGTTGACCGGATAGCCGTTGTGTACGAGCCAATCGACGGGGCTCGACCCAACGCCGCCAGTATCAACATTGATGATGATTTTGCGAACGCCCAAGTCCTTCAATTCGTTGTACCACTCGGCCACTTTCGCCCCGAGATCGAACCCGTCCAGGCCACTGAACTTTTTGCGCTTGAAGCTGCGGGCATCGAGTCCAAAGCGCGTCACCATGACGCTTCTGTCGTCACCGAAGCGTGCGACGTCAAGGCCGATAATGGCCACCATCCGGGTGTAATCGACATGAGGCAGAGCACGAGAGCCCGCCTCGTCAGCAAGGTTTCGAGGAATGAACTGCATAGATGATGCGTTAGGAAAGACACCGCGCACGCGCACTTTGAAAAAGTCTGAGTCCTCGCCATAGTCCTCGCGCCATTCTTCAATCTTCTTCTTGTCCGTGCCGGCTGCGTCACGGGCGTCGACATACATCGGGTCCCAGCGGTGGCGGAATTTGTGGAAACAGTCGAAAAAGCGCCCTGTCGAGCGCGTGGGGTTGCCAAAGCAAAGCCAAAAGATTTGCGTGTTTTGGTCAGTCAATGCGCCTTCGGTTACTTCCCAAATTGCGTCTGAAATGGCTGAAGCTTCGTCAAAGATTACGAGAATGCGACGCCCGGCGTTGTGCAAACCGGCAAAGCCTTCAGGCTTGCTTTCCGACCATGGAATGGCGTCAAATCGCCACGTCTTGTCATGTCCCTTCTGCTTGGACGCAATCGACATGGCCGAGCACGTGAACCAGTCCTTGAAAAGACAAAGGCCGTGCCACTTGGCTACTTCAGCAAAGGTTTTCGTGCGAAGCTGTGACTCAGTGTTTGCCGTCACGACGCCACGCGTATCCGGAAAAGTGCAAAGCGCCCAAAGGATGAGCCAGGCCACAAGACAGCTCTTACCAACCCCGTGGCCTGCAGAAGTCGCCTTCTGGATAACATCATGCCAAGCTGCGCCACTTTGGAGAGAATCACGCAGACTAACGAGGCGCTTGGTTTGCCACGTGTCAGGGCCAGAGAAGCCCGCGAGCGTACCTTTTCCCCAAGGAAATGCAATCTGCACGAAGCGCAGCGGGTCGAGCGTACACTCGGCCGCCAGATGGAGCATGGCCTGATGCACGCCTGCCTTTGTGGTCAGGTCAAACTCGTTTGGGGCCATCGATCAAGCCTCGCAGAGATTCAGCCAAAGTCGCGATTGTCGCGTCCTTGTCTTCCTTTTCCTTACCCATTCCCAAGCACGATGCCAACGCTTTGAGCGCAGACACCGTTGCCACTGGATCAACCTGACGCATCACTGGCGAGCCGTCATCGTGATACATCTTGCCCTGAAAGCCTTCCTTTTGGATCAGGACAGAGTTCACCAGTACGGTCTCTTTGAGCTTAGAAAAGACAAAGGCCGCATCGACGATTGCGGCTTCTTTTGCAGGCTTCCTGCGGGCTTCAATAGCCTCTTTGACCTTACCCAACCTTAGCAACTTGGAAGCTGTCACTTCAGCGGTTTTTGAGGCGTATCCAGCGGCAATAGCAGCCTGTTTCCCGTTCTTACACCCGTCACTCACATAGGCATTCACGAACGCCTCTTGTCTCGAATTCAGCACTTCTTTCGCCACCGTTTCACCACCTTCCAATCAGCGACGCTTTGAGACCGCCTCGATCCATCGAGATAGCCCCTGACGGTTCTAATCGGCATATCCAGCATCTTTGAAATCTCGCGCAAGGTATAGCCTTCCGACCGTAGCTCACGCGCATGATCGACGTCGGAGTCGAGGTACTTTGCGCCGGCATGATCTTCACCGATTGCGCGCCCTGCATCATTGACTGCCACCTTCATCTTCACGGTCGCAAAGCCCAAGCTTTTGCGCTCCGACACTCGAGGATGCTTCCTCTTCGGAGCGGAAGAGCCAGGGATAAACAAACCGAACTTTTGAAGCTGCTTCTGCGAGGCACTTCGACCTTGCAAGGCTGCCAATTGGCAAAGTTCTTGCTTTGTCGGCGGCTCGAACAAGGAGAGCTGCAGCATCTTCTGGCAGCAGAGTTGAGACGCCGATTTTTTCGTGCGGGCCATCGAAAACATCCTTAGTATGGTTGGACATCCCAGCCACCTCCTGAACTTTTCTTTTTGGGAAAGACGACGAACACCGGGAAGGGGTATTGCGTGGCGCAAGCCTTGACCTTCACCTTCGCGTCGTCTGCGAAAATGGCCATCGAGCCCTTGACTTCGTGAAGCTCTAGCGTGCCGTCCGGGCGCAGAACGAGAAAGTCGGGCGTGTAAAAACAAGCCCCTTCAGCAATCTTCAGCTTGAGAGCCTCAAACCAGTAGGCCTTGATCCTGCCGGCATGCTTCTCGCTTTCGAGGAAATTGGAGTAGGCCTTTTCTGTGCGGTTCATCTGCCCGGACTTCATGCGGCCCTTGGCGTAGAGCCGAGCTTTTGCCGCGGCTGCGGCATATCCTTCAGCGAACATTTTTCGGCTCCCGCATCTTTGCCCGGCGCATATCTCGAATAGCGTCGAGATAACCGAGCTGAAAACGCGTCCAGAGCTCGGGACGGCGCTTGTAGCTAGGCTGGTATTGGTTGAGCGCTTCGCCGCGAATAGCGGCCCTCCTGCCCTCGTCGTAAGCGTCTTTGTCTCTGTCAAGTACCTTCATGCATTCCCCCGTTGAGTCGTCTCATCTTTTTTCACTTGCTTGAAAATCCACGTCCTTGCGCTCATTACCTCGTCCCACTTGTCGATTTTCTCGACAAGCTCACGGAAGACACTCGTCAGCAACCGCAGTTGAAGCACTACCACTCCAAGAGTGACCGACTGGATGAGCAGCATCACGGCCAAAAATTCGTCACTCATATCGTCGCCCTATTCCACAAAACCGCGGCGAAATAAACACATTCCACCGAAACAAACAGAAGGACCTTCCCGTGGATCGTCATGTCCATCACTATCCCCACCAACCCAATGGCAATGACGCCTGTAATGACTCCAACCAGGATCACCAAGGCGGTGAGCAAGGCGAAACCAAAGATGCTGCCCCCATTGATCACTTTCTCCACTCCTTGAAAAGTGCGACCATGGCCGCGAGCCATGCGCCGAACCAGAACCATGCCCAGCTAAATCCCGTCATTTCCTCTCCTTCCGTAGCGCACTAGTAGTTCATTCGGGTCGTCAACGAGAGTCAGGTTCTGATTCGGGTTTGTGTAGTAAAGCTCCCAGCACTCTGAACCGTCGTACTCTTGCCGAACCAAAATGAAGCCAAGGCCATATAGCTGCAAGTCAAGATTTATGCTGTGGCCGCCATAAAGCCACGGGCGATAAAAGAACTCCTGTGCGAAGCGCTTGAATACATCCATCTGCATCCATTTGTCGCGTCCTATTCCCACGCAGTAAACGTGATCCCACGTCTTTCCGTGCTCGGCCAATGCCTCAAGCGTTTCCTGCCACAGACTGATTGCTTCTCTTGTCATGCCGCCTCCCCTGCCGGCCGAATGTGCGCGGCATCCATCATCGACAGCGCTTCCTTTTCGGCCTGCGCCAGAAAGACGACTTCCTCGAATCGCTGAAGCCGCACGATCATGTCGGCCTTGTTTTCGGCCATCCATCGAAGAGAATCGACGATTCCCATCTTTGCGGACTCGATTGCGTGCATGTGGTCTTCGAGTGAAAGACGCAACAGACGGTGCCCGTCGTCAATCGCCGAGAACTTCTCAAAGATTTCAGTCGTAGTCATGTCCACCCCACGGAGTAATGCGGTTTGAATCAACGCAGAAAGCCGTTGCCTTACGGTTGAACCACAGCCCGAGGTTTCCTTCCCAATCGCCGTTACGCTGTTTGCACACACGGATAAATGTGTCTGGACTGTCAGCGTCCTCAACAGGCGTGAGGATGTTTTCCTGACGGCGCTTTTCCTTGTCGCGGTTACGCTGGACGATCACCTGGTTATCGACCTGATCACCGATTGCGCCAGACCCTTTGAAGTCGAACTTGCCGAGCTCGTCGGACTCGGATTTGCCTTTTCGAACATGGTGGATCAGATGCACATGGACGTTCATGCGATGCGCTAAATCGCAGATCATCTGCACCGTATTCTTTTGGGCGTTGAGATCGTCTTCGCCAGCAACAACCTTGGCGAGGTTATCGATCAGCAGGTGCTTGCACTTGTACTGAGTGGAAGCTACGACGCCGGCACCAAGCACTGCGCGAGGATCAATGGCGCCGACATGATCAAGGATGAAGAGCTTCTGTCGGTACTGCGCATAGAAGCGGCGGACTTCTGTCACATCCTTGGTCTTTCCGCCGAGCCACTGGCGGATCATGCGAGCCCAAGTGAACTTCGGGAGCATTTCAAAGGACATGATTGCCACGCGCTCACCGGCATCAGCGAGTTGCAGGGCGAGCTGCCCTGTAAGCAGGCTCTTGCCGTGTCCGTTGATGCCGCCCCAAAGCGTCACTTCGCCTTCGCGAAAATACAGGTTCGGAGCGAAAGGACACTGCACGCCGGACTGCAATCCCTCGAAGATACACATCGTTTCGTCTTCGTACTCGTCGGCTGTACGAAAGATGAAATTCGTGGGTAGCGTCTCCCACTCGTCTATGAGCGCTTGCTCGTCGTAGGGCATTTCATTCATGCTGCTGCCTCTTTGAAAAAGTCTCTGTGACCTTGCGTCTTCGGATTGAAAACCTGCAGGCCGTCTGTGAAATCGGTAAAGATCAATCGGGGCTGGTTCTCGAACTTCTGAAGTTCCTCAAAGATCACGTTCGCTCTCCGGCGTCTGACTTCGTCGCAATCGATCCAAACGTTTCGGTTTTTGCAGAACTCGAGATTTGCTCTCTGCAGCACGTCGTTGTTTTCGATCACCACCGTCAGACACTCACCCGCCAGTGGATAGTCCAGCTCGTGCTGGTGGGCCTTCGGGTTCTCTGGGACGACAAACCGCACGGAACTAAAACCGCCAAACGAGTGGATCTTGTCTATCAGTTTCTTATCCGGGAGCATGTCGCACCTCCTCCCAGACTTGACCAACGAGGTCTTCAAAGATTCCCGGCTGATCGTCTTCCTCGGCCTGCTGTTGAGCACGTATCGCCTCTGCGCGTCTTCTGGCTTTGGCTTCAGGTGTGAGTTCAAGCGGAGGCAACTTTGTCTGTTGGCTGTCCTTGAGCACCCAAGAGAGTTCAAACCCTTGCCAAGCCCTTGCAACCTGTTCGCGCATGATTGCCTCCAGGTTCCATTCGGGATGACCAAGTCTTCGGGCTTCATCAGCCTTCTTCTTCAACCCGTCAATGACCGACTGGCTAATGACTGCTCTCTTGGCTTTTCGGTTGGCTTTCCAGTCCTCAACAATCTGTTCTGAAACGCCGTAAAAATTCAGAGCGACCTTGGTCGCGCGCTTATTGTTTCTTATTTGGTTTCTTATTTGGTTTCTTCGACCTACATCTGATGTAGGTGGTGTACCCACATCTGATGTAGGTACCCTAGTGGCATTGGATGTAGGTACTTCCGATGTAGGTGCATCAAATGTAGGTACATTGGATGTAGGTACTTTTGATGCTGGTACTTCTAATGTGGGTACATCAGATGCAGGCACTTCTCGATTAACAAGAACGTACGTGTTCCGTTGACCTCGGGCTTTGACGACATGGACATGACCGAATTGAACAAGCGCCTCGATTGCCTTCACGACCGTGCGTTCATCCTTCACGCCGGCATCAGCGCAAATGGTCGCCAAACTCGGATCACACTGAGCCGTATTCTGGTTGCGGCGTCCAAGCAACGAAATGCCGGCAACCGCCTTTTCGACTACGCCAAGCCTTTTGTCGTCACGAATGGCGCGCAAGAACGCGAAATGATCGAAGCCGCTGGTCATTTCGATCCTCGCAATCAGCACAAGCCTTCGAAGAGTTTCCAGTCAATATCGGGGCGCAAATCCCAGCGCGTAATCCGACCGTTAGTAACGGTCTCGATCTTTGCAGCCAAGGCAACACCTGGATGCCTTTCCTTGCTCGAAATCAGATTCGTCAGGTATGTGCGCTTGATGCCGCACCGAGTGGCAATGGCTCGCCGTTCAGCAGGTTTGAGCGATTTGAAAAAAGCCGTAGCGTGTTCATTCATGGATGTCAACACCTTGTAAGTGTTCGAAAATCACACTGCATGATACACTGATTTGGTGTTATGACGCAACCCCAAACAACACTTCAAAGGTGATTATTTTGGTTAACATGCTGTATATCTTGGGAGAAAACCATGATCGATTTACCTGCAACACGCAGAGAAAACCTTCAGAAGATTCGGGATAAGCGCTTCACGTCTAACGCTGAACTCGCTCGCGCCATTGAGCGAGCATCTTCACAGGTCAATGACATGCTTACGGGCACCAAATCCTTCGGTCCAAAAGTTGCCCGTGCAATTGAAGAAAAGCTGAAATTGCCTCGCGGCTATCTGGACGAGCCACACGAGATCGAACAGGTACCGACGCGCTTCGGCAAGAAAATACCCATTCTCTCTTTCGTCCAGGCAGGCAACTGGACCAACACAGGGGATGACTCTTTTGATGAGTGGATTGATGTTCCTGAAGATATGCCTGACGGGTCTTACGGCCTAAAAATCCGAGGCAAATCTATGGAGCCCGCCTTTTACCAGGGTGAAATTGTCATCGTCGATCCGACGTTGTCCGCAAACCCCGGTGACTATGTCGTTGCCAGAGTGGCCAACTCTCCTGACAACGAGGCAACCATCAAGCAATACGCTGTTACCGGCATTGACCGCAACGGCGTGGAAACGTTCGAGCTGCGCCCGCTAAATCCGCTATTCCCAACACTGTCTTCCAAGGAATTTGAGATTGACCTTCTTGGCGTTGTTGTCGAGAAGCGAATCAAGATGCGGTAGCAAAAGAGGCGCAGACAATGATTGATCAAAAAACTGCAGACAAGTTTCTTGCCACAGAAAAAACACCTCTGACAAAAGAAACATATAACTGGAACCAATTGGATAGAAAACCAATTTCTATTCCCCTCGAAGCCAAAGAATTCCGAGGGGAGGCATTTGCGTTGGACATTTCGCGCAAAAAAATCGTCCTGAAAATGAAATACCAGCTCAGGGCTAGGCAAACAATTGTCTTGGCAAGACTAGATTTCGGTGCTCCTCACAGAAACCCCGACGGAAAAGAAATTGGCGTTCCTCACCTGCATTTATATAGGGAAGGATATGGCGACAAATTTGCCTATCCTGTGCATCCTGGCATGCTAAGGAATCCCAACGACCCCAAAACCTGCCTTGAAGATTTCATGGCACGATACAATATCCAAGCACTCCTATTTAGTTACTCAGAGTCCGTTAACGACGATTTATTTTCATGAACGACATCGTCAAAACCTACATGCAGTGGATGGAGTCTCAGTTCGCCTGCATTGAAAAAGGCGGATTCGTAGAAATTACGACTCCTTTTTTAGACAGGCACAACGACAAGATCCAGATTTATGCCCAGCGCAAAAATGGCAACTACCTCCTAACCGATGCCGGGGAGGTGTTGGCAGATTTGCAATGTTGTGGCATGGATTTCAATACCGATAAGAGACGTGCACTGCTAATGCAAACACTCAATGGATTCGGCGTCAAAGAAGTCGAAGGAGAGCTTCGCGTCCAAGCATCTGAATCTAATCTGGGGCAAAAAACAAATAACCTCATTCAAGCAATGTTAAGCGTGAATGATCTCTTTTGTCTGGCGCGTTCTTCTGTCAGCAGCCTCTTTCTGGAAGATGTTGAAAACTGGCTGAATAAAAAAGAAATTCGCTTCTTGCCTGCCGTCAATATGGTTGGCAAATCCGGACTTTCCTATCGATTTGACTTTGCTATACCAAAATCACAAACCAAAGGGATCCCTGAGAGACTTTTGAGAGTTATGAACTATCCTGACAAGGGACTTACACAACAAATTTTGTTGTCTTGGGTTGATACCAAAGAGGCTCGTCCCGAAGAGTCCAGGCTCTTCGTGTTAGTGAATGATTCTGAACAAAAAATTCCTGCTGCAACATTAGAAGCATTTTCAAATTACGAGCTGAGGACAATACCCTGGTCTCAAAAAGAAGATTTCGTTGAGGAACTAGCAGCTTAAGCTTAGTTCCCTATGCCGCCCTTTGGGGCGGTTTTTTTTGCGCCCAAATTTTGACTTAAGTCAAACAACAACCATTTTCCCCACCTTGTTGGTGTTCTCTTGGTGTTGCTTTTTGGTGTTATTTGTGGTGAAATTCACAACACCAAACAACACCATTTGCTTTCTAAGAAAACACCATGCTCGACTACCAACCCAACAAAGTCTGCCTCCCGTTGCGGAGCATTCCATCTGAATCAAGCATCTCGTTTGACGTGCGCAACTTCGGACGTCCGGTTGTAGTCATCCGTATCCCGAACTACATAGCCAACGAAATGCTTGATGCGCTTGTCTGGATGACTGACGACGAGATTGAAGCGATCGTTGCGTGGTGGATGCTCAACAAGGATCACCGGGGAACTGCTCCCCAGCGCGATTTCTGGAACGAAGTTCATAGAAAAAATTTGAAGCTTCCTCTTGAGCTGTCGCCATCCGCTGTGCTTCGCGCTGCAGCAAGTTGTAGTCAAAGCAAACATCCCGGTAAGGATTGCTGTTCTTTGAAGGATTCTTCCTACCTCGCTTCTGAAGCCCTGTCTGAAATAGAAGCACATCGTAACCATCAGGACCACCACAAGTGACTGCGTGGTCGAGAGCGTTTCGCAGGTTTACAGCTTGTCTGAATCCGGAACAAATGGAATCGAGTTTTTGACGATCTTCTGGGCTTCCGATCTCTTCCAAATCATCCAACAGATCAGATGGATTTAGTTGATCTCGAAGGTAGTAGCCATGACGAAAACCCTTTTTATGGAACCCAATGATGTCAACAATAGTCGATTCAAACCGGGCGTAAACAATCTGGGTGACTCCGACAAGAAACGCGTATTTGGGCTTGATTGAAAAGTTCACTTTTACAGGCAAAGGCAAATCATCTAACACAAGTTTTCTCCAGGGATGATTAGAGAAAGTCGGTTTTTTCGAACTTGTTTCCGACGCTCTAATCATCCCACGGAGGCCCGGACAAAGGAATAAGCAAATGCTCACTCCAACCATCGACACCTTCGGCCTCGCACAGTCCGCCAGGGACATGAGATCTGCTGCTGAGATCCAGGCCAAGTTCCGCAACGACGTTGATGAGCTGATCTACAAGAGCCTCGAAAGCGCCAAGGGTCGCGCCCGGATCATCCTTGCCGACTACTTCGCGGACTTCCTGGAAGACGCCTTCGGTGCCTACGACGACGCCGACACGCTTCGCAGCGAAGAGCGCGGTGCCTACCAGGACGCGATCACCGATGAAGAAGAGCGCGAGGCGGTCCGCCGCCACCCTTGGTGAGGAGAACAGCAATGACGACACGCTTCAAACCCATCGACGGCAAGTACGAGCACTGCATTGCACGAGGCGTCTACTGCCACCTGCGTTGCCGCAACGGCAAGACGGTTGACATCAGCGTCTCTTGCTACGACGGATTCAAAGCTTGGCTGATGGACGTTCCGTTCGAGGACTTCTGCACAGGCACACGAAACCTCAAGGCCAACACAGAAGGAACGATCAACGCGGTTCGCTGTCAGTTCGTAGCCGAGTGGTCGCTCACAGACTGCGGCCTTGTACTCGCCTACAAGGGCGGACAGATCGACGTTTCCACAGGCCACGCCGGCGCCCTGTCCTTGGTCGAGTACGCCGAAGGCTTCATCAACGAAGTGAAGGAGCAGACCGATGCGCAAGTTGCTTGACTGGATGCTCGCGGCCGATGAGCACGGCGATTCGCCCATTGGTCTGATCGTAGCCGTCGCCACCTTCCTGATCTGTATGTACGCAATCGCCTGTATGCCAGGCCACTAACCCAACCAGAAGGCACGCCCTTCTGTCTGCCGCTCCGATCGAGTTATCTCCTGCTCGATCCGTAAGACCTTGAACCCCCGGGGCGGCAGACAAAAGGACGCGACTCAATAAAAGAGACGACTAGGGGTGTGAGTCCCCGGACGCCATGAAGCTCTTTGGCAAGAGTGGAGCCGAGCGCGGCACGGGTCCGTAGTCAACCGAGACACCGTTAGCGGGGGTGCAGCCGACCCGTCAGGCCAAGCTCCTTTCGCAAGAGAGGAGCCACGTGAGGCCGCTCAGTCTTTCGGAAATTCCGAATAACTGAACGGGTTGACGTGGATTTTCACTTTCACAGGAGCCGACATGAAAGAGGCTTACTTCGACCCGGCACTTCAAAAGCACAGAGAGCGCCAGGCACTGATCCACAAATGGCAGGCGCGCCGGGCGCTCTTCAAAAAGTACCGAGTTCTCATCGCCAGCAGCGCAGTCTCCTTCGCCGGAGTCGCTGCGCTTATTTTTTGGAAACTTTCACCGCTTTTCTAACCATGAACAAACAGCTTGAACGATATGCCTGGTTTATGGCCGAAAACGACATCCGATCGCTCGGCATCTTCGTTGGCATCTTGGAGGTACTCCAAGCAAACGGGACAGAGATCAGCACCTACTCGCTTGGCTCATTCATCGACCAACTGCAGGACTTGAAAAACGACTTTGAGGAAATTCTTCTCAAGCAGGAGAAAAAAGATGACAACCTCTGAACGCCTTGAATGGCTGAAGACACGACAAACCGGCATCGGCGGGAGTGACGTCGCCGCCATCCTCGGACTCTCAAAGTGGAAGACTCCGCTTGACGTTTACAACGACAAGATTGCCGAGCCCCCCGTTGAAGAATCCAACGCTTCCATCGAATGGGGCAACCGGCTCGAGCCCGTCATCCGCCAGAAGTACGCAGACGTGACCGGTGTTCCCGTCACCGTCCCGACCGAAACATTCCGCCACCCCGAGCATCCGTTCATGATTGCCAATGTGGACGGTTTGCTTCCGGACGGCAGTATGCTCGAGATAAAAACCGCACGTTCCGGCGCCGACTGGGGAGAAGAAGGCACCGATGAAATCCCCGAGTACTACCTAACGCAGGTTCAGCACTACATGGCCGTGACCGGGGCCAAGATGTGCGATGTGGCCGTGCTGATCGGAGCTAGCGACTTCCGCATCTACCACGTCGATTTCGATCCGGAAATTGCCGCGATGCTGATCGAGGAAGAAAAAGCGTTTTGGCAGCGAGTCATCGACCGCAATCCCCCGGCGCCGCGCACCTACGCCGAGGCAAGCGCCGCATTTCCGCGCTCCAAGATGCACACAGTCGAAGCGTCAGACGAAATACTTCACGACGCCGCCGAGCTCGAAGCCGTCAATCGGCAGATCGAAGAGCTCAAGGAGCGCAAGGAAGAGCTGCAGGGCCATATCACTTCCTTCATGGGTGAGTCGGACACCCTGGCCGTTGCAGGCAGAACCATCGCCACTTGGCGAACGAGTAAGCCGCGCGTCACCTTCGACAGCGCCACGTTCAAAGCCAAGCACCCTGACCTTTACACGCAGTATTGCAAGGAAGGCAAGCCATCCCGTCGCTTCCTGCTCAAGATGAAATCGGAGTAAATAAGAAATGACAAACGAAGTTGTTGCAAGCCTCAACCCATTCGGCACGCCCGCAACCGTAAACGCCGCGACGCCGGCCACGCAAACCACCGACAGCGCTCGCGCCGTGGCAGAAGTCCAGGCCGCGCTTGTTATTGCCCGCATGAATCCGCGCGATCAGCGCCAGTCAATGGATCGAATCCTCAACGCCTGTTGCCGCCCGCAACTGGCGGAGACTGCGATCTACGCATACTCACGCGGCGGCTCCGACATCCAGGGACCGAGTATCCGCCTTGCCGAGGCCATTGCTCAGCAGTGGGGCAATATGCAGTTTGGCATCCGCGAGTTGAGTAACCACGGCGGCAAGTCCGAGGTTCAGGCGTTTGCATGGGACGTCGAAACCAATACGCGCCGCGAAGTGACCTTCAGCGTGCCACATATCCGCCACACGAAGAAAGGCAGTTACAAGCTTGAAGACCCGCGCGACATCTACGAACTCGTCGCCAACCAGGGCGCCCGCCGACTGCGCGCTTGCATCCTGTCCGTCATCCCCGGCGACGTGATCGAGGCCGCCGTCAGTCAGTGCATGCTGACGCTCAAGGCTCACTGCGACGTCACCCCGGAAGGCATCCAGAAGCTTGTGGGCGCCTTCGAGGCGATCGGTGTTTCCAAGGCTCGCATCGAGAAGTTCTGCCAGTGCCGCGCTGAAGCGATTAAGCCGGCACAGATCATCCGTCTGCGCAACGTGTACGCATCGATCAAGGACGGCATGAGCTCGGCCGACGATTGGTTCGAGCCGGAAGAAAAGCCTGCACTCGAAACCGATACCTCAGGCAAGAAGAGCCTCAAGGACAAGCTCAAGGAACGCAAAGCCAAGACCGAGCCGGAACCCCTTCCGGTTGCAGAACCCGCTGAACCAGAAACCCCGCAACCCGAACCTGAAGTGGCACGACCGGACATCCCGGACGAGTCCTGGGTCAAGGCTTATGAGCAAGGAACTGACACACCATGACAGACGTAAAAGCAATTGCCAAAGAAGTCGTCAAGGAACTCAAGCGCGGGCAGTCCATCGTGGTCACAGCCTCGGACATCGCGCTCATGTGCGCGTATGCCCCTGACAGCAAGCCAGTGCGCGACATGCTCGCAGACCCGACCTTCCCGCCCTGCGTCTCACTGGTCGAAGGCGGCACCCGCCGCTACCTTCGCAAGGACGTGGAAAGATGGATCGAGCGCAAGTTCCAAGACGAAAGCAGGCTTGCCCTGCAGACCTTTCGAGCATAAGGAGCGGCCGCAGTAATGCGGCCTTTTTCATACATGGATGACTTTACATTTAACGGCGAACAGCCTGTCATGGTGCCGATCAAACTGCAGTCGCTGCGGGAGATCGTGCAATACCTTTTCACGGACATGAACGAGGGTGAATTCGAGAGTGACTACGAGTTCAAAAAGCTCCAGAGCCTCCTGGACGAGTTCAACCTAGCGCTTGAAAAGGCCGAGTTCGAGGCTCGCCAAGAAAAGACAAAACTCGCACAGATTGACCCGCGTCTCAAGATCATTGCCAACCACTACGGTCTCGGTTCGCAACTCTTCAAGTTGATTGAGGAATCGGCAGAGCTGATTGTCGCAATCACCCACATTCATCACGAAGATGAAATCGTCAAAGACGTAAGAGACGCCTTAAACGAGGAGCTCGCGGACGTCAAGATTCTGACCGATCAGGTGATGTACTTGATCTGCCAACACGAGAACATGGCACAGGCTTTAGAAAACCAGATTGAGTTCAAGATCGAGCGTCAGATGAAGCGCATCGCTGCAGAGGAGCAAGCATGAACAAAAAGGAATTCATTGAGAAACTGGAAGCCGGCGATTTCGAATATTTCGTCCGCGAGCGCACTGCCGATTTCGTTGTCAAAGACGATAGCGGCCAAGCATGGAAGATCGACTGCATAGATTTCGATGAGGAAGACATCGTGCCGACGGCGATCTACGCCATTGAACACTATGGCAGTGAGCCCTTTAAGGTGAAGCCAGTTTTTGGGGTTGTCGGGTACACACAGGAGTGAGCCATGAGCGAGACCAAAACCGTGTGGCATCCGTTCCCTGATGAACAGCCTCCGAGAGAAAAGTGTAGGTACTTGGTTACCACAGAAGAATACCTGGACTGGAGAAATCCTTCGCACCTACTTGTCGGAACGGAGAAGTGGCTTCTCGGGACATGGAACACCCCTAGCCGAGTTATTGCTTGGGCCGAACTGCCAGAACCGTACAAACCCGACTAACCCTCTTCGGCCGCCGTCCGTGATGTGTGCAAAGCGTCGAGAGACTGCAACTGCGAAGGGTACTGCGCGGGCGGCGGCCAACAAACAACCAACGCCCCTGAGTAATCGGGGGCTCTTTATATGAGTTTTAGATCACCCCTCCCCGTTCTCGACCCTTGCTGCGGCAGCCGCAAGTTCTACTTCGACAAGTCTGCACCCTATGTTCTCTACGGTGACGTTCGGGACGAAAGTTACGTCCAGTGCGATGGGCGAATCCTCGAAGTCCATCCCGACGTGCAGATGGATGTAACCAACCTCCCGTTTGAAGACGAAAGCTTCGCGCTTGTTGTTTTCGACCCGCCACACCTCAAGTACGCTGGAGCGCGCTCATACATGCGCCAAAGCTACGGGGTTCTTCCGGAAGGAAACCCTCTCTCCTTCCTGCAACGCGGTTTCAAAGAGTGTTGGCGCGTTCTGAGACCCGAAGGCACGCTCATCTTCAAATGGAATGACAATCAGGTGCCGCTTCACCTGGTTTTGTCCGTTTTCGGACAGCGCCCACTCTTTGGCAACCGAAAGCCTGGAGGAAAAAAAGGCGAGACCTTCTGGATGGTCTTCTTCAAAACGAAAAATCAATGAGCCACCTCCGGGCGGCTTTTTCTTTGCCATGAAACCAAAAAAGAAACGCACCAAGAAGTACCAACCCGGCAGGCCGAAGATTCCCGCTTGGGCGTACGACGCCTGGGGTCAACTGACCGAGTCCGACATCAAGCGCATCGACGACGTGGTCAATGTCGATCTCAACCTGATCCGATTGGGAACATACGATCCGGAACGGTACAAAGACATCCTTTTCGCTCTCAAGCAGTTCTACGCCTTCTCCAAACGATTCAACGGTTCAGACGAAAATGAGCTGCTTGCGACGATGGGGACGGCCGCAACGCAGTGCCTTTTGGGACTCTCCGAAGAGGCTTACAAGACCGGCAAACCTGCCAAGCCGTCTTACGTCGAGGCCATGTTTGAGCCGCTTGAGCAAGCTCTCGCTACGTACTCGCTCATGATGCGCGAGTGCTACCGTAGTGAGCATGAAACAGCCAGACGCGAAGCCCGTCGAATGAGCCTCACCAAAGCAATCATGGAAGTCGGAAATGGCGGCTGCTGGATCGTCGACCCCAAAGATTCCACCCAAAAAGGGATGGACAAGTTAGGCAAAGTCGGTATCGCCTACGTCCACCGACGCTGCGAGATCGGCTACCTCGAAGAAGACGAAGGCGCCATCTTCTGGTGCATTCCTGACAAACAAACTTTCATCCGACTGGAGAAACCAACTTTGGTTTTGCTCTTTGAAAAGGAACCGAATCATGCAAGAGCCATCCTCAACCAAAACAAGTGATGCGAAAACACGGATCGTGCCAGTTAGCCACCCAAAAATGCTAGTCAAGCTTCGCCCCCTACGAAACGGCCGCATTCGTCTCATTTGTCACACATCAAAGAGGCTGATCTGGCTGATTGATATGACTGACCAGGAAGCGCTAGCACTGCAGGCGGCCATCAATGACGCGATGATCGAGGCAGACAAAGCCAACGACCAACAGGCCTGAACAGAACCCCCGGAGCAATCCGGGGGTATTTTTTTGTTGTCTAAATTTTGGCTAGAATCAAGGAAGTCGAATGGCGAAAAGCCGATAAGGGAAAACACCCAATTTTGATGCGACTTGAATCTGAAGTTGTTTTAAAGTTGGTTCGGTTTTTGTAAGTTACTGATTTTGACAGAAAAGTTGATGCCAGTCTTGGGCACCAA